GGTCGTTCTTTTCGTCAAGAGATGCTTTGAGTTGGTCGAGTTGTTGTTGTAAGCCATTTATTATTTCTTTTTTTCTATGAATAAAACTACACAAATCTTTTTTTGAATATTTACAATCAACAATTATGTTATCATCACATTTTATTAACTGTTCTTTTTTTGGCATACTCCCCCCCCTTAAATCACTCGCACCATATTTGCAGCAGATTCTCATTTGCTACAATTTTGTTTTTGTCTAAAACTTGGTCATAACCAATGTCCCCGACTTCCTGATAATAACATTGTGGTTTTTGTCCTTTTTCTTTATGCTCATAGCAAACTACAACCTTTGCTTCCGGATTACATGTCTTTAATGTGTCAATCAATTCTTTTACTAGCATTTGTTTCTCCTTTAGTTAATAACTTAATATCTGCATTTACAGGCATTGAAAACAACTCTGCCCCTGGAATATTTTTAAAAAACCTGTTTATTTGTGTCTGTATTGCTTCTTGAAATTGCGTTTGGGTTATTTCCTTTGAAAATCTGAATAGCTTTATAATCTTATTTCTTGAAACAAAAGCTGAAAACCCAAACCCCTGTGTGCCGTGATGTTGTAAAACAATGGCATATTCGGGGGCGGTTATAACAAAGTATAACCCGCCCGTAGTTCTGCCGTAATATGGATAATCTATTTTATACCCCATTTATTCCACAACCTTTTCATAAGTTTGCTCAAAAATATCAGGCTTGCATGGGTAAAATTCCCCCTGAACTCCTTTAATGATGTAGTCATAAGGAGATGCAGTAATTACACCCTCTAATGTTTTAACTGATATTTTCAAGATTGTTCGTTAAATGCGGTTACAGTATCTCCCATAAATCTTCTTATTTCTGATATATTTGAGCCTGTCCATTGTACCGCTTCGATTATTACCGGTTTTTTTCTGTATTTCATCTTTTAATCTCCTATACTATATTTGTTCCCTCTACACCACGCTTAACCCTGTTTTGCGTGCGTTTATTTAGCCACATCATAGCTTCCTCAAGCTTTGTTTTAGCTATGGCATTTTCCCTGCAGCTGTACTTACTTGTTTGGAATTTCCCTAGCGTGTCGATGCAGATTGCAATTAGGTGTTCCATAAAGATACCGTTGTGTCCGTTTTCTTTAATTGGTCCATGCTGCAAACTGATTTTCTGCAGGTCTATTTCTCCGCTGCGAAGTTCTGCTGAAACAACAAATTCGTGATTGGCATTATTGTTTTCGCTTGGTTCATCAGTTGAATAAATAACGGTGTTTGATACGTTCTCTGAATAAATTTCTACTCGTTTTTCCATGTCTACTTTTCCTTTCTTTTTCTTTGTCCTGGAATATCGAAATCCGATATTATGATTTGCTGCGGCAGAAAATTATAACAATAGTAAGCAGATGAAAAAGTTATTTTGGATTTTTGCTGCCTACTCTTGAATTGCATACGTCTTTGGAACATTAGCAGCTGCAACTCTTTATCTTTAAAAAGTTTTGCCGGTGCTGAATCATTTAACCACGCAAGAGTCATTAGAAGTGCAAAAGGTTTACCAAAACTTAATGCACGTTCAAAAATCCCCTTTTTGTTAGTAAACGGCGGGTTACTTATCATAATGTCCCACTTTTCCGGTTCATACTTATAGAAATCTTGCCCATTCCATATATGGGAGCAGACCACGTTATAGCCTTTTTCTCGAAAAACTTTTACAAACTCTGATTCTTCCGTGTCAAACGGACACCATATAGTTATGTTCCTTAGTCTGCTTAATCTCTCGATATACGGCAATAATGGTTCTACCCCATATCGTTCTGTCCAATATTCGTCGTTTTTCCCTGCAGATGTATGCATGTAATTATAATTTTCTGTTTCTTCAATCGTTGCCATTGTTATCCTCTTTTATTTGGGTTTCAGGGGGATTATCCCCCCCCCGAGATTTTGTAATGCTTCTTCTATTGTTATTTGGTGGTAGCGTTTTTTCTCCCACTCAGACATCTCATAATAGTTTTTACGTTTTCGTTTAGCCATTTCTGAAATACCCCCATAAGGTCATACACCAATAACCAAGAGTGAACGCTATCATAGTTCCTTTTAGGTCTCGGCTTGCTGCGTAAAACATCCACATTATGCAAGCCCATAAGATTATTCGCATGAGCAACATTTAGCGTTCTCCTCTTCTTTTTTCTTATTAAGGGTTTCTATCATCGACTCAATCGTTTCTGATAATTGAGATTGTGTTAAATCCGCAACAGTTTTTGGGGAAACGACCTTTTTATTGTATCTTTCAAATGTTTGACCAATACATTCATTTTCATAAGCAACCATGCCAATACCGGTAGGTCGCACTATGTTGAAACTTGCACAGTAATTTGAAATATTAAACCTGTTGCGTAGATATTTTCTAACAATAGGGTTGATGTTAGACCATTTTTGGTATTTGTATCTGCTATAAAGTTCTTCATCGGATGCGGATATAATATCCACCAACGTACAGATAGCTGTTTTTTGCTCATTTACTTCTTTTTGCAACGCAGCTATAATACATTCTCGTTCTAGGTTTTTGTCTTCTGTATTTATAGCTCCAGGCTCTGCTTTTAAGATTGCAAAAAGCGGGCTAATTCCTCTAAATTTAAAATGTCTCCTGATGTTCTCCTTTCTCTTGGTCGAAGTGTTTTCTATTAAATAAAAGTTTCCACCTCGATATTTTGTATTTCCTCTCGAATTCTGCATCAGTTAGCGTTTTAATTCCCCTGTTCTCTATATGTTCATGGCATATTTTGCTAACTAATATCAGTTTTTGTTTAATTCCTTTTTTCTCGAACCATTCTTCATTACCGGTATATAAACTGTATTGTATGAAGTGATGAAGCTCTACTTCGTTATGGTTATAATCATTTAATGAGTTTAACCGGATTTTGATTAGTCCACCGAGTTTATTAAGCAAGAATACGGAATCTTTAAACTTTTCTAACTCGGCTGCCATATCTTTAGGCGGTTTGCGGCTCATTTTCTTCCAATTTATACACTTTCCACCAACAATGTTCTCCAAAACGGTTCTTACCTTTTTGGGTGTCATCAGAAATTCTTGCTCCGTATTGCTTTTTAATATTTCTGATAATAGCGGGCAAGTGTCTTATCCCATAAAGATTATGGGCTTGTGCATTTGTTATCGTTCCTTTGTTTTTAAGGTGTTCATACACTCTTGCTGCTTGTGTCATTTTCCAATATCTCCATTATTTCTTGTACCGCTTTTTCATATTCGCTAGGTGTCAAGTCTTGCGGTAGTTGAGACTTTAACCGTTCGTATTCTCTATAATCAACTTCCACAATTCAGTAATATTCTCCTATCTACGTCATATCTCAATGTTACAGAACCGCCTGAGGGTTTGCCTAAAAAGTGGTTCTTAACCTTTTGAACAAATACTGTCGGCAAGTTGCTTAATTGGTCATCAGATTGTCGTTCACGGTGGATAATAATTCCATAGTCCGCCATATTGTACCAATCACTTGAACCGGAAATACTGTAAAGGTTTGGCATCTTCTCCCCGTCGGGTTTTTTAGGGTGTGCTACGAAGATAATCAGAATGTCTAATTTTTTAGCAAGCATAGACAACTCCGCAAGAATAGACCCTATATACAAGTCCTCACGGTTTCCCTCGAATTTATTATCGAGTCGGTTGTAAGGGTCGATTACAAGAACCTTAATCCCATATTTTTTAACCGCTAATTCTGTTCTTTCGCAAATATCTTTAATGGACCATGTTCTATCAATATCAAACCGGTAGAAATGGTCTGCTAAAAATTGAAAACTTTCCCCGAATACCGCATCTTGCCCTTTTTCTCGAATGAGTTTATAAATCGGCATTTGCTCTTTCATCTCTAGCAAGCTATTATAATGTACCGCTATTGTAGACTCAAAAGATGCAATAAGATGTTTTATCCCGTATTTCCTTGATAAATCCAAAAGCATATTATCTACAAAAGTAGATTTACCTCTCGACGGATAACCTGTAACAATCATTAAGTGTCCGGTGCGGATTTTGACAAGTTGATTGAATTTTAACCAAGATGTCTCATAATAATTGTTGTCTTTTTCAAAGTTATATTTATAGATTTCATCAAAGGCTTCGTAGAAGTTTGTAATGCCGTCAGGGTCTATTCCCTTTGCTGCGTTTATGAAATTGTGCAAATCTTCTCCGCCTAAAAGGGCTTCATTAGCATCTTTGTATTGTTTCCAATTTACAACTTTACATTTTTCTCTGCCCAACCGGTTAAGTAAATTAAGTTTTAATTTGTCTCCAGGAACATCATTATCAACTGCTATAATATGAGTTTTAAACTGTTCTATAAATTCAAAGCAATTCTCAATACACTCAAGTTTCTTTTCAGAAGCCCCCTGAGGAATTGATACAGAAGAAATTCCCTGTTCCGCAAGTGCTAAAACATCCATTTCCCCCTCGACCCATATTAAAGTGTCGGTATCTTTTACCAAGTCCATGCCGTAAAGGTTTTTTTCTGCTTCTGACTCTTGTCTGAATGTTTTCTTCCCACCCTCTTGGTTTTTACGGTATTTAATGTTTACCAACTCCCCGTATTTATAATAAGGAATAACTATTTCTTTTTTATCATTAAAAGAAATACCGTAGGCATCAATAACCTTTTTAGAAATACCACGTTTGTTGAAATATCTATAAATTGGGTCTATATTCTCTACAACTTTTGGCGGTGCCGGTTTTTTATAAGTCTTTTTGGCGGTTTCGTATTTATCACGATAGTATACAACCCCTGACCAATCGCAATTATGGCATTTATATAAAACTCCAACATCATCAAAAGTAACAGACAAACATGGATCAGTTTTATTTTTCCTCGTATGTGAACATTGAGGGCAAGTCTGTTTACCGGACTTTGTTAATTTTATTCCTAATTCTTCGAGCTTCAATCTGTATTCCATTAGATACCACCCCAATTAGGTTTTGTATTTCTTCCCAATGCTTCGTTAGTTTGTTGAACTAACCAACAATCAGCCCTAAAGAAACCTCGATGACTTTTATTGTTTAAATACTTTCTTGCGTTTGGTGTTCCTCTTGATAACCAACTATCAAGAATAGATAATGCTTTTTTAACAAAATCTTCTCCGTATCTTTCAACTAAAACACTATAATCATCTTCTGTTAATCTTATATGTTCGTATTCTTCAAATACTTTCAAATCTTCATCATTTGCATTTCCCTGTCTTGCAGCTGCTCTCTTTTTCTTCAAGTCAATACGTTTTTTGATACTTTCAGAGGTTAGTATATCGTTTTCTATGATAAATAGCCCCTTACCTTTTTCTGTGTATTCTTCAGCACATTTGAATATAAATGTTGTCAAAGAATTTTCATCGACTTTCATTGTGTTAGCCATTGCCGGAATGTCAGATAAATAATATTCCCCGTCAGCTCTATAAATTTCTTCTACAATAGTCCAATACCAACCCAAACCCTCGTAGCCGTAGTCAAACATCATTTTGTTAATTTTGATATTATTTATTGTGCCTATATCGTGCGAAAAATATTCTTTAACCATAATAATTTTCTCTGTCCTTTTTGATTAAGTTTGCAGGTATGCCGAATTTACGAACCGTAGCAATTACTGCTCCTTTCATCATGCATTTTCTATTTGCAGGTTTGAAAACAAGTTCGTAAACCGGACACCCATTACATATACAACCTCGCTTGTAGCAATCCATAGCCGATTGTGTCCAACGCTTTATTTGGTATTCATAATTAGGATGTGGATTACCCAAAGCTACTACCTCACTTAATATGGAATTTCTTCCTCTAAACTTGCACTAGATGCTGCAACACTTTGAGTAGGTTGAGTTGCTGCGGTTGCTTGACCCTGTGCAGCAATAGCTTTGTTAGCATCTTCCACATTCTTTTTATTTTGTCCCCCCGTTTCTTGAGGTTTGTACATATTTAATGCCCAATGCGGAGCGTTTTCATTTTGCCCTCTTTGTTCATCACTTAGCCATTTAAGACTAAATCTAACCCCTTTTAGTTGCGGGCATAACTCTAAAATACTATCTTCAAGAGTTACCCCAATGCTTGTTCCACCGTCTTGTGTGGTTTTTGTCCACCCACTACCAATTCTCATTTTCTACCTCTTTTCTTTCTTCTTGCTCTCTGCAAGACTACACTAATCTCTGTTAAATGGTTGCAGGGGGCAGAGTCGAACTGCCGTTTCAAGCTCAGGAGACTTGCGGATTACCGTTACCCTACCCTGCGTTATATGTGGATTTTTGCTAAAGCAGAACCCACAAACTGCATTTCTTTTTCACACTAGATAGCTTTAAGACCTATCGCATAAGCTCCCCTCACTTTCTGAACTTGTAATACACTTGTCTGTTTCGGCAGGTGTAAAACCGTCTTTAAAAATTTCGTTAAGGTGTTTCATCAACCCCTTTTTCTTATAAGTTCTTTTGTGCATGGCAAATCCTTTAGTCGGGTAACAGAGATAATCTCCAATCATCCAAACCCCGTCAGATTTTTCAATAGCTCCAATTTTTCTCAATAAAGGTATGAACTTATCACTTCTCTCTACTCTGCGTTGTTTAAAAATCTCTTTTACATCTCTGAAATAATCACCCATTGTTGTCATCGCACTATTCCTCTTTTCCTTTTAAGATGCCGTCTCTCCGGCTGTCAATGGTTCGTCTTGTTCCATTCCGCAGACTGCTTTTTTCGTTCATCAGTCGCTTACGTCCGTACTTTCCGAATGTCAAGCCGTCATTACTGATAGGCTCTACGTTGTTTCTTTTTATAGAAGTGTTACGCATACCACTCCTGCATCACTCTCAATGCAGTCACGAATTTTGTCTTGCTTAGTACCGGAAATCGTTCCACCCCCACTCTCGGTAATATCGGCTCCTGTGGGTTCAAGGTCCACCGTACACGTCTTTTTTAGCCTTATTTTAAAGGCAAGCGGGGAATTACTCCCCCGCTCCTGTCGGCGGCAAGCTGACAGTTTTTGGCATCTTTTTTGTTTGTTCTGAATTTTCCCAATCGGTTTCATCAGGAACAGTAAACATATCAGGTTTGATAGATAATTTAGTTGTGCTATCTGCTGCTAATGCTTTTTGAAGCTCTACGGATTTTGGCATCAATTTTGCCAACTGTATCAATACTGTTTTCTTACACATAGCGTTAGGGTCTTTTGCCCACGGAGAGTTTGGCTCAAAATATGGTGTTTCTACTGCTATGTATTTATTATCAACATCAGACCACTTTTGAGTAACATAACATTTTGAATGAGTTTTACCATGTTCTATACATTCTTCACGGTTCATTACTTTAAAGATGCTGCCACCATTTTTAAGGGTTACAATCGCATAATATGCAATAGGCTCTCCCCTATCTTTAAATGCCGGACAATGTTCTAAAACCGGATTTGTACCATAGGCATATTTGAAAATGTCATTTTCATAAACGGTGTGCATATCAACTGTTAAAGCTGCACAATGTCTATAAAATAATTCAATATAACCTTTGTAGCCTATTTGGAACTGACATTCGTATTTTTTAGTCTTTGAGTTCCAATATGGGATTAAGTATGCTTGACCCTCAATATTAGGTTCTAATCCTAACTGTGCAGATTGGAATAACGCACCTAGCAAACTTGCTTGAGTACATTGACCCAATTTAGGATTAAGTCTTATTGATGTTACTGCAACTCTAACAAATCGTTCCGGAGATATAAAACTTGGCAAAGCATTACCCAATTCATCTATTTGATTTCTCACGAAAGTTGCTATATCGGTTTTCTTTTCTTGAGTTGTTGCTACTTTATTTTTTATTGCTGCTACTGTTGCCATTATGCCACCTCATATTCTTTGTTTTTGCTAATTCTCATTACTCGATAGTTTGCAGTTATGGAGTATTTAAGAGCAATTTCGGGTTCACATTGTTTTAATAATGTAGAGTCTACAGTTGTTTTGGATTGAGATTTCCAAGTTACAACATATTTAGGAGTCTTAATTCCTAGATTGTCTTTTATAATGTCTTTTATGAAAGTTTCAATCTCTTTTTGTTCTTCCTGCAAATTCTTGATATGAGCTTTAATTTCTTGAAGATATGCAATTTTTTCTTCAAAATTCAATGATGCTTCTGTTGTTTTTTCATCTTCAGGGAATAGCTCAATCATAAAGTCTGTATGTTCCCCATACATTTCTTTTAGTGTTTCATCATCATTAGGCATAATTGCCGGTGGTGTATCGTCTTTAACGTGCTGCCAAAACTCTTGTGCAGCTTTTACCATATCCGCAAAAAGTCCGGCATCAAATTCAATCGGTTTAGTTTTAAATGATTGTCCACCGATTAAAACTGCAATATGACCTGTTTTTCTTCCGGTTATTCCTAAATACCACATCACTTGTAATATGTATTCTTGAGGGATTTCTTCCCCCTCCCACTCGTCAGCTTTAAAAATTGAGCAAGTTTTACATTCAAGTAATTCATCTGTTCCGGTTACAAGTCTGTCAATGTGTGCAACCATATAAGGATAATCCGGATGCTGATATACTTTTGGGCTTCTTCTTACCGCTTTGCCGGTTCTTTGAGTAAATTTGTTTGCAACAAATTCTTCTAAATCCTGTCCTAATTCTACCGCTTCAACATTTGATAAATCTTTAGCGGATATTTTGCCGGTTTTCTCCGCCCATAAACTGAGTGGAGTTCCCCAACGAGACAAACCCATAATTTTAGCAATATCGGAACCACCGATATACTTATGTCTGTCTACTGCTACATCTTTTGAAATTGTTACTGTTTGTACTGCCATGTTCTGCCGCCTTTCTTATAATTCAATACCGCTTACTAAACCTTGATAGAAAAAGTCTTTATAAACTTCTTTTAAAATCTTTGGAGTCTTAATTCCTAAACTGTTGTATCTGTTAGTTACTTCTAAAAATTCAGGAATATTAACCGCCGATTTTTTGAATTCGTTATTGACCTGCCAAGCAATTCCACAAAGAATTTCAGAATTCATTCTTTGATATTTTTCTTTTCTTTTAGCTTTTTGTTTTTCAACAAATTTTTTAATTAGTTTTCTCATCATCGTTTGCCGCCTTTTCTTTATCTAAAAATTGTTCTTCGTAATCTCTGTCTAGCTCTCTATCGAGCCAATAAAATGGGTCATATCCGCACATTACCAATCTCCTCGAACCGCAACATAGTCAATTTCATTATCAAAAAGGAGTTGTATATTTTTCTCTCCAATGATGAGGATTAAATCTTCTTTATGGTCGTGTTCCATAATGAAATCGTAGTCATACCAAACATCTTCATTGTTAGGGCAAGTTATTTCGTAATCGTCTCCTTTTACAAGAACTTGTACTACTCTGAGAACGTCTAGTCTTTTTTGTGGAACTTCAACTTCTGAAAAATTAGCCTTTAGTTCTTCTATAACCTTATTGATACCCTCACTTAAATCGAAATTATCTAATTGGTCGTAAACTTCATTAGCTATTCCTGCAAGTCTATCAAGACATATTGCGAGAGTTACACAATCAATCTTTTTTTCTTTTAATGCCATTATTGCCGCCTTTCTGTTTTCCTCTTACGAGGAAGAGTTTGTGAACCACTTAGACAAGACGGAAATTCACAAGCTCTTAAAACTTTTTTTACAAAATATTGAATTACGCATATTTTGTTGTTAAAATGTTAATACACTTGTCTAAGTGTGCAAATTGCGAGATTTTTTAAAACCTAGTTTGCCGACCGAGTTTTGTAAATTTCTTGCTTTTTGCTTTCCGTAATTTCAGAATACAACATCTTCTTTCATTTTGCAAGAGGGTGTTTCAAAATCTCATCTATTTAGAGGAGTTGAAACTCTGTAAATTCTAGGAAAAAATTCGTATTTACAAAACTTAATAAATGAAATTTTTAACAACTTTTTGACTTTTTATAGTTAGAAAGGAGAACGCAAAATGAACCACACAGAACTAATCACTTTTATTACTAAACAAAAAGGTATAGAACCTACACAACAAGAAATTGCTAGTATTCTTGGCTTAACGAGAAATGCAATAAGTTCTCGTGCATTTAGAAATCAGGAATATAGCTACAAAGAGGTTGAAAAAATAGAGGACTTCTACGACATATGTTTCGCTAATCAGGATCTAATTGAAGATATGAACAACAACTCCGGAGATGTAACGCTAGACTACTATCCGGATGTATTGGCAAGTTGCGGGGGCGGCAGCTTCGAGTTATCTCAAATGAGAGAAAAAATAAAAGTTCCCAAATTATGTATTTCTAATTACATGCCGTTTGCGAAATATTCTGTTATAAATGCATTTGGGGATAGTATGATGCCAACGATTAAAAACGGAGACAAGCTAGTAATTGAGTTTGTTGATTTTAATTTGATAAAAGACAATAGCATCTATGTATTTTGCTATGAAGATAAGATTTTTTGCAAGAGATTAGTTCAAAATATTGATTGCGTAATTGTTATTTCTGATAATCCGGATAAAAGCATCTACCCTACTAGCCGCATAGAAAAAGAAGATATGAATAACTTAAAAATAATTGGCAGAATTGCCGGACTAATGAGGAGCATGGATTGATGAGACTTATTATACTTTGTTTTTTGATTTTGTCATCAAACTTCTGTGCGGCTTCCAACCTTTATGATGATTTGCTACCGCCCAAAAATAAAACAATCAATTACGGATACAACCCCATAGGGGAATATGTACCATTAGAAATTGGGGATGATGAAATAAATTATGGATACAACGCTCAAGGAGATTTTGTCCCTATGAGTGTCGGTGGGCAAAAAATCCGATATGGGTATAATGCATACGGAGAGTTTGTGCCAATGGGGATTGATGAATAAAAAAAGAAAAGAAGCAAAAGAAAAATAAAGTATCTATACTACAAATTTTCAAAGAAAGAAAAAGAAATAAAATAAAAGGTTTTGTTTTAACAAAACTTATTGTAACAAGATGTAAATTTCTTTTTATTGTGTTTCATTTTGCAATACTATGTTGTATAATATTCACAGGTGGGGTGTTAAGGTGCAGTAAGCCTTTGAGCCGAAAACACAGATTGCATCTCGAGGACAATATAACTGTACCTATTTGGATTAGAGGAGAGATACAGGAAGTGTTGCGGAAAATTTTATCCTAAAAACACATACCAATTAAAACCAACAGGTTATTCTGAGGGAATAATGGAGCTTGGTTTTTGTCCTGTTTGTGGGGCTTTGGTAGTAGAAGTAGGGAAAAGAGATTATAATGGCGAGTGGACTTATACAAGTGCAAAACGCAAAAAAGCTCAGAGATTATATGAAGAAAACCAAACGAGTATAACAGATGAGTTGGTAGCGGGTAAAATTAAGCACGGCACAAAGTCAAATATGGGGTTTCGCTATGGGGTTAATGAAGTAGCCAAGAATAATAAAGGCGAAATAATCGGCATCAGGAGAAAATCGGTAGATTTTAACGAGACTGTTAGAACAAAAGAATTGATATAATACACACACTTGAGATTTGTTGGGTAGGCGGCGGGTTACCAGTTACCCGCTTTTTATTGTAAAAATCTTTTTTCATCATAATATTTTCTCCTTTTAAGTGACGATTACACACCCGTAGAGTAAGCCCTCGATCAGCTTTAAAAACCTGCGGGTTTTATTTTGAGGTAACAATGATATTTGCTTTAATAAGATTTATCTTTTTTGTAATACCTATTAGTATTCAAAGTGGTTTAAACTACATCTTTTTTGACGGGGAAGATGTTACAGAAGTATTGCTTCAGACACAAAAAAGAAAAGATATGAATGCAATCAGAAGAAAGGTTTTAGAAAATCATTTAGAAAAATGTCGCAGGCAGGTTTACAAACCAATAGAAGAATCGAAAAAGCAACCACCTAACGATAAAAAAGAATAGGAATCGTATAAAAATGGCAGCGAAGAAGATTGGGAAAAACAGCACGAAGCGAAATTGGGTAAAGATTAAAGCCGAATACTGCACGACCGAAATCTCAATCAGGGGATTAGCGAAGAAATACGATATTCCATATTCAACAATAAACAGTCGAGCAGTCAAGGAGCGGTGGATTGAGACCAAGAATGTAAAACTTGAGGAAATCAAGCAAGAGGTCATGCAACAAACAATCGAGAAGTATAAAGATAGAGAAATTGAACGAAAAGTTCAAGCAAACGAAAACCATACAAGAGTGTATGACAAAGGTTTAGAGGTAGCAGAAAGATTACTAGACCGCTACTTAGAAGATTTAAGAGACGGCAAAAAACGAACACCCGCAAATGCATATAATTTAGAGTATTTGATGAAAGCAATATCAAATATTCAAAAGGGTCAAAGAGTTTCGTTAGATATCAATAAAGATAGCACAACGACAGAAACAGAACCTGAAGTAAGAATCATTGAGGGAATTAGTGAAAGTGATATTTAAAATGATATCATTTTTACCGTTTTTTACGGGGGTAATACTATCAAATGGAAAAGAAGAAATTAGTCCGAATTAAAGACAAGCAAAGAGATATGCTTGAATTTTTAAAAAATTTACTCGGAGTTTCAGAAAATGCGGTTATAAATTTAGCAATCGTAAAACTTTATAAGGAATTATCATAATGAGTTTTGAATACATTGTTGAAAAAGATAAAACTAAAAAACTTACTGATAGCCAAGTTGAAGAACTGGCAAAAAGAATCAGTAAGGATTTTGATTTGTTTAATTCTCAAAGAAGAACCAATCTTGATATGGCAGATGAATTGCAAAGAGAAATCTTTTTTAAGAATGGTGCATCAAAAGAATCAGGTTCAGGAGAAGTAGGTACTTTTTCTGCTAATCCTCAAGATAAGTATGAGAACTGGAAAACAAAAGTTAAAATGTGTAAGACCTTTATGTTTTATCAAACATTAAAGGCTTTTGTTTGGAAAAATGTATACTCTAATGTTAATTCAATGTTCGATGTTTCCGGAGAAAATCAAGAAGCGGATAATGACTCAAATAAACAAAAAGCAGCACTTGTCGATTGCTTCGAAAAAATGGAGTATCAAAAAACTTATGACAAAGTAATTGACAACGCTTTATTATATGGCGAATTGATTACTATGGTTTCTTGGAAAAAGAAATCAGAAGAATATCGTAGAAAAGTCGATGCTAAATCCGTACTCGAGCAGCCAATCAAAGCTATGGCAGCAAGAATGAAAGGTAAATTCCATTTTATAGACGAAAGACCAATATATGATAATCCGTATGTATATCCGGTTAATCCTGCTAATTTTGTATTTGATGTTTCTCAAAAAGATAATTGGGACGATTGTCCAAAGATTTATAAGACCTATAAAGTCCCTGAAGATATCATCAATAACAAATATTATGAAGTTTCTAACGAAGTTGCACAAGCAATAAGAAATGCTGCAAAAGGCTGCGAAGATAGCAGCAATTCTCAAATGGATAAAGATTTAGAGAATAAGACTTCAAACGGAAACACAGTAGAAGTATTAGAACATTGGGGAAATATTACTCTCGATGACGGAACTGTTTTAAAGAATTGGCATGTAGTTGTAGTTGCAAGACAATACGTTGTCAGATTTGCAAGAAACAACAGAATTGTTAATCCATTCAACTATGGAGCATTTATAACAGACCCTGAAACAAAAAGAGGTATTTCTCCTTTATATTGCGTATTATCTCTTGCAAGACTTCAAGAAGATTTAATGAACCGTACTTGTGATATGCAGACATTACAAGAATGTCCACCGTTATACGCACCTAGAGGGTTCTTTGATGAAGAAGAAATAAAACTCTATCCAGGGAAAGTCATCGAATTTGGGGACAATTTATCTCCGGCAGAAATTAAACAAATGGAGTTTTCTGTCTCGGTGTTCTTAAATGATATTACATTTTTGTCAGACTTAATGGCAGAAACTTCTGGCATCTTCCCTAATATGGCAGGTGCAGAAGAAAAAGGAGAAAAAACCGCTACCGAAATTAGCACTAAAGCACAGGGGCAATTAACGAGATTGGCTATGATTATTGACACAGTTAATCAATATGGCATTGTCTGCGATGTTAAGAAAGTTGCTAAATTAAGAGCAGATTTTAAAGACGGTAAAGAAAATATCTTTATAAACAAAGGCAATAAAAAAGAATTTATAGAAATTGACGATAAAATCAGACAAGCTGAATATCGTTATACTTATTCAGATAGAACTGCAACAACTGAAAGAAGTAATAAAGCCGATTTAGTTGTTAGTGCGATAGAAAGATTTGCTCAATATGTGCCATTAGATGTTCCGGAAATCTTTACATGGTACATGGAACAGAAAGATGTTGAAAATCCTGAGAGATTTTTGTTGCAGCAAAATACAATTCCCGCAGAAGTTCAAGAAATATTATTACAAGACCCATATATTGCGGAATTGTGCAATAAAATTATGGAACAAAAAGCAATTATGGAAAAAAACGGAGAAAATGCAGAACCGGAAGCGGTAATTCCTGATGCAAGTATACCGGAAGCACAACCACAGGAGTAATAAATGGCAGATATGCAAATGTTAAAGCTATTCAAAGAAGCGGTTGATAGTGCTGAATATCAGCTTATCAGAGAGAGACAGGTAGAAATGATTATTGGTCTTGCACAATCTAACATTGATCCCGTAGAACTTAAGGGAATGATGAAATTGATTGCTAAAACAGATACTTGGCGAGACGAATACGACAAAGAGTTAAAAAAGAAATAAGATAGGAGTATTTTATGGGACAGGAAGCTACAATCGAGAACACTCAACCGGAAGTAACAGACAACTCAAGTGAGATTACAAACCAAGAGCCGTCTAATGACGATAACTCAAACGGACAACCTCAACAAGAGCCTGAAAATAACGAGGGCGAGGGTGGAAATCAACAAGAAAGTAAGTTTAAAACTTATGAAGAAGCGATTAAAGGTTATGCGGAGCTTGAAAAATCCTACGGTAAACAGTCTACCGAATTGGGAGAATTAAGAAAAAAAGCAGAATTAGCAGACAAGCTGCAAGCACAAATTGATGAAGCAAAGTTATTAGAAGCTAAAAACAACGGTTTTGAGACCGTGCAAGAGTTCGAAGATAACAAAGAAATTGTAAATCACGTTGCAGACACTTATGCTAAACACTTAAATCAATGTGAGTTCCCTGAACAGACGTTGAAGCTATTAAAAGAATACCGCAGCAATCCAACCGCAGAAACATTAGAATTGATTGAAGCAGATTTCCCGATAGAAGTCATAAAACAAGTAGCAGGAAGTAAGGAAGTATTAAAAGGACAACTTCAGCAAAGACAAAACGAAGCCCTAGAAAATCAAATTTATACTTCTGCTAAAGAATATTTAGACACTAATGTGAACAAATATTCACAAGAGTTTAGCAATCCCGCATTTGCTGAATTATTTGGCGAAGCATTTAGAGCTTATGGCTGCGACCTCGAAGCTGATAGATTTGTTAGTCTTATGAGACAATTTGCAATTACAGAAGCTCAAAGAATGGGCTATAAAAGAGATATAGCACAAGAAAACATTGATGCTACGGACGAAATAGCGGGCTTGACCAATGGTGCATCTACGCTACCAAGAGGGCAAGAAAAAGACATTCTTTCAATGTCAGAAGAAGAAATGCGTAGAGAAATTAGAAAGTACAGATAAAATATAAGGAGTTCATAAAATGTCTATTGAAACTTTAGTAAAAACTACATTTTCTGATACATTCAGAGATGAAATTTGGAAAGATTTGTCAGCAGGTAAGTTAATGACACCTGATTTCAAAAAAAATGTGGCTATTGGCGATGAAGTAAATTGTCAATTCCACGATATTGTAACTTTGCTTGATTATACAGGCGGAGATTTAAACATCGATGATGTTGAAGTAGCTAGCTTAACAACTGTTAAGGTTAAAATCAACAAAGGTAAAGCAGTATTTTTCAAATTGGATGAACAAAAAATCAGACAAATTGAAAATGCTAAAACTAATGAAGAAAAAGTTAAGTTAGTGAAAGAATATTCAGAAGATGCAAGAGAACAGTTTGCTCGTGCAGTAAACGAAGCTTGTTGCAACGAATATGTAAGAGCAGGACACATGGTAGCTAACGAGGACGGTTCTGCAATTACCGTAACTTCTGATAATGTTCACAAAATTTTTGCAAAAGCAAAAGCTGAACTTAAAAAAGGAGACGGCAAAGGTCATACTGCTTGGTCTGACGGAGATATGTTAGCAATTATTGATACAAACATGGAAGCCTTTATGTCTACTCAAAACTTGCTACAATACTCTGACGTAATGGCTAAACATTACAAAAAAGGTTTTGCAGGTACTTTCTTAGGCTTCAATGTAATTGTTGATGACGCAATCGCAAAAGACGGAGAAGGTAATGTATATCCATTGTTCGGTCGTTCCGGTAAAACTATTGCAGGTGGTGTTCAAGATGATATGAAACTTGAATCTGGCAAAAAAGTGGGTGGTTTTGATACTCACTATTGGGGCAAAGGTGTGTTTGGGGTTAAAGCTCCTCTTGCATACTTGCTTGCAACTGCAAAATTAAATGCAGATTTCAAAGTAGTGTAGGTATCCCCTACACTACCTTTTTAGTTAGTAGATAAAATTATAAGGAGTAACCATAATGGCTAGAGACGAAATTACATTACAATACCTAGTTTACGATGCTACTGATTCAGTAGGAACAGTAAATATCGAAAAACAAACAGTTTCACAAGCTAACGGCATCAAAATTAACGGTGCATTTGCTTGTAAAGACAATTCTATGAAGATTGTTGTAGAAAATACTGCAGCTGCTGATGCAACTGTTACAATCAAAGCAGGAAACAAACAAAACGCAATTTTAGGAGATGCTATTGTTGCTGTTGAGGGTTCTGCATCAACAGTTATTGCACCACTTAGAGATATGGCAAGATTTGAGAATAAAGACGGTTCTATTGAACTTGATTTTTCTGCAGGTTTTGCAGGTAATATCTATGCAGTAGGCGAAAGAGCTGGTTTGGAATAATAAGAAAAGGGGCTTAAATGCCCCTTTTTGTGTATGTAGAAGCGAAAATAGGAGATTGTTTAATGTCAAAAAATGCTTATAGAATCAAAAACAAAAAAACAGGGTTTGATTTTCTTTTACCTAAAGAAGAATGCGACAGATTAGTCATGGAAGAACCTCATAACTTTGTTGTAACTGATGAAGATTATGTTTCTCCATTGGCAGCTAAAGAAGTTAAAACATCAACTTTTGAAAAAGTAGTTGCAAGCGGAGACGGTAAGGAAGAAGAAAAGGAACCCAAAAAACTTGAAGATTTAACAGTTGCTGAACTTAAAAAAATTCTCGAAGAAAGAGAAATTGAGTTCACAAAATCCGCTAAAAAAGCAGACTTAATTGAGCTTATTCAAGCAGATGACAAGAAAAAAGCTGAGGAAGCAGCAAGCGGAGACGGTAAGGAAGAAGAAACAGAAGAAACAGAGGAATAATAAATGCCGGAAGATGTAATTGAAACAACACAAAAACTAACTTGTATTGATTTATATAATGAAATCACAGGACAGGCATGGTCAATGTTTGACGGAGATGTAGAAGCGTTTGATGAATTTGAAAAGTCAGTTACTACATCAATGCAAAAAGCATTGTCCGCTTTGTGGTGTTCTTACAAATTCCCTTTCAGAAATAAGGAACTGACATTTGAGACAGAATCAGGTGTCAGTTCTTACAATAAACCCACCGGTAATATTGCTCAAATTATTGTTGATAGGGCTAGAGTCTATGATATAAGCATAGATAAAACATTCTTGAAATTTGAGAAAAATTACAGAACTTTAGAAGAAAAAACCGGAAAACCTACGAGTTTTTATTTTAAAAACGATAAATTATATTTATATCCTACACCTGATAAAGAATACGAGGTTAATATAGGATATTGGACAATGTTTGCTGCATGTGATAGTGAGGGAAATTCCAAAGCTACACTTGTAAATGAAGATGATTATATTGACATTCCTGAAGAATACAATGAATTATTTAAAAATGCGTATATAACAAAAACTATGGTTTATGCAATAGCTAACCACCAAGATGAAAACTATTCAGGCTACAAAGAACAGTTTGACGAAGCGTACAAAGTTCTCGTTAATTATATTAGAGGGCTTGAAACCGATAAGACAATCGGGTGGAGGTAATCAGGGCATTAACACAGTTAATTTGTAATAATTTTGGCGGAATTAGGCAAAAAAATGCAGTATTCACAGATGAATTGATAACCGCCCAAGATATTCAAAATGTAGAATTATATTATACCGGAACAAATGGCGGCGTCGGAATAAGAACCGCAAAAGGTAATGTTTCTGTTAATGATACATTAGTCGGTAGCGAGAGAATTATAAACATATTCGAGAGTATTCAGAACAAACAAAGGTATTTCATAGTCCACACAGAAGATGAAAGACAGGGAAAATTATACCTTTATAATATGAACTTCAACACTCTTGAAATAAAGAAAACAGGTTTAAGTCTTGCCGGTGTTTCTAATGGCTTTGATATGATACAGGGTTGGAACGATTTATTCTTCTTTACCAATGGATATGAAATGTTTACTTTTCAGGTAGGAAAAACAGATTCCGACGGAAATTTGATAGAAATTGAAGATTTAAACCTAGTTGATAGAGACGGTAGACAAGTTGTAGGTATTGGAGCCGCTTTATTTGCGAATAGACTATGGATATTTAAAGATAACATTCTTTGGTATTCAGCAACATCTAATATTCACGACTTTGTAACATCTGATGCAGAATGGGAAACATCAGCCGGTTATATTGAATGTATCAAAAAAATTACTGCAATTCACGAATATTTAGGCTCATTGGCAGTATTTTATGAAGATAGTTCCGCTTTATTGTCAGTATCAGAGGGAATGTTCTCCATGTCCGATGAAAGTCCTGGCGGTTGTGCGGGCATAAATGCGTTAGTTTTTCACGACACAGATTTATATTTCTACGACCATACTAAAAAAGCGGTATTTTCTTTTAAACAAGTTGTAAACGGAGAAAAAACACTTGGAGAAAATATTGCAGTTGAGATACAAGATGAACTTTTAAATATAGATATTAACAAAAATAACAATATTCAGGCTTTGTCTGTATTTTTAACCGGTCGGAATGAGGTATGGTGGATATTACCAACCTCTGATGAAAATTATTCAACGATTTTAATTTATGATTATCTAAAACGTGAATGGATCAAAAGGAAATCTCAAAAAATAAATGCTATCAGGATTATTGATAATGTTTTATATTCTGCAGGGAACTGTGGAAACATATTAGAGGAGTACAATTCAAGCACATTCAATGGCGAGTTTATCCCGCATTATTATAATTGCACTTCGTTTAATTTGGGGGCTATGAACACATTAAAAGTTTTAGTATTCCCACCTAGAGTATCTTTTGATTTACCTTATACAAACAACTTTTTTGTTAAGTATATTAAAAACTTTAATACGTTCAAAAAGCCAAAAATAAAATATATTAAAGCTAAATTTAAAAACTTCTTGATTTGGGGTATTGGTTTTTGGGGTATCAACTATTGGTCATCTAAAGCAACAAACACAATAGGGAAATTCCCCAATGCAACATTTAAGATTCTAGAAATCAGTTTATACACAGAAGCGAAAGGGCAAGATTTTGCTATCAAAAATATAGAATTTAGCAAAATTAAGGTTAAACAAGTATAGTGATAAATGTTTTAATTCCAAAAAATGAGACTTTTAACTATGAAGAATGTGAGAAACTCTACAACAAGTGCCGAAGATTTATGAATGAAAATCAGAGCTTCAGGGACATAGTAGAAAAAACAATGTTCTTTTCAATTTTTGATGAAGATAAATTCATAGGGTGCATTTATTATTATATGCGAGATAACGATGAAAAGCTATATGTCAATGCGTTTGCAGGTAGGCATACACATCTAGCAAACGTAGAAGCGTTAAAAAAAACAATGAGTTGGTACAACTGCGATATTTATGCAGAAACTCGGCACAAAACCGCTATTTTATGCCTTTACAAATGCGGTTTTAAAAAAGTTAGGAATAATTTATACAGATATGAGAGGTAAAAATGGGCGGTGGTTCTAAATCAAAATCAAGTAGTTCAAGTTCTACAACTTATAAAACTACTACAACAAACAATCCTTATGTAACATCAACCACTACAGACAAAGGGACTACAACAAAATTACAACCTAATACCGCTTTGTCTACGGTTTACGATTTTACGAACAACAACATGGACAGGCTCTTAAATGAGTATTTGAATCCAAGTATAAACACAGACTTAAATCAGGCGAAATTAAACGCATATACAAAAACTTTGAATGATGAGACAAGAAAATCGTTAGAAAATAATATTATTGCTCCTCTCTCTCAGAGAAATATGTTGCGTTCTAGTCAGGCTACTGATTTATACAATAATTTAGCAAACAAACAAGCTGATGCATTAGATGACTACACGGCTTCTTTATTAGCTTCAAGTCAAAATGATACGGCTAATATGATAAATACTTTAATGAACTTAGCTTTTCAGGGCTACAATGTTGTTTCAGGCAACCAAGCACAATCACTTAATACATCTAGTGGTAATGCTAACAAAAATAGCTCAGGAAATTCTAGCAGTTCATCTTACGGAATGTAGGGGGTAGTGATGAACAATATTTATTTTGAAGAATATTTAAGACAAATAGCAGAAGATGAAGCAAATAAGCAAAATTCTCTTGCAAAAATTAAAAGTTTAACAGGAGATACCGCACAATTTGGCAATAATCTCTCTACTGTTGGTAATGCTATAAAAGCGAATGTTGATAATGAAGTAGCACAGAAATTAGGAACCCGTATGACAGGTTTGGGAGCTAATATTTCAAACGGTGCTAATTCTGTTGCAAATACATTAAACGCACCGGAAAACTATTTTAAAGGTGTAGCAAATAAAACAGTTGGTTCAGGTTTATCAAAAGCCGGAGAATATCTTGCAAGCAAAACAGGACTTGCGGGGTCAGTAGGCACAGGCTTGTCTAATTTAGGAGCCTCTATGGCAGGTGCGGGAACTGCAGCCGGTACAGGGGCAGCCGCAGGAACAGGAGCAGCAGCAACCGGAGCGGCTACAACAGGTGCAGCAACAGGTGCAGCAGCGGGAACAGCTGCGGGGGCAGGTGCAGCAGGTGCAGGTGCAGGAGCTGCGGCAGGTGGAGCAACTGCAGGCGGAGCAGCTGCCGGTGGAGCAGCAGCGGGCGGAAGTGCAGCAGGCGGGGCAGCGGCTGCAGGACCAATCGGGGCATTAGTTGCACTCGGTATGATGGCAGCTATGGGAACAAACCGCAAAAGAGCTAAAAAATCCGGTCAAGCATTGATGAATATGACTAATAATATTGTTAAAGAGGGGCAAAATGCACAATTAGAACAAACACAACAAAACGCAGCAGCTTTACAAGAACAAGCTAATCAAGCACTACAACAAGGAACTATGACAGGAGCTGCGGCTCCGATAGAAAGCAACCCAATAGCAGAATATCAAAACTATTTAAGACAAAATGGCTACTCAAATGATGTAGTAAACGGTGTAGCACAGGGTCTTAATAGCGGGGATAAAAATATTGCTAATTGGATACAACAATATAATTCAGGAGCGGCAGGAAAAGCTAATCCTATAAACATTCCTCAAACAGATGAAGAAATCGCAGCTGCAAAAGCGGGAACATTTAACACTCCTGTTCAGGTTGGCGGTGTATCTAATGACGAGGAAGCGGTAAAAAGAACCCTTTTAGAAAAGTTTGCTAGTGGTATTGGGGATTTTGCAAAAGGTTATCAAGAAAATAGAAATACCGGATTCGATGCGGAAAACTTAAAGCCAAACGCTCAAAAAGGAAAGATGAACAGAATTGGCGAAGCAGTTGGAACTGCTGCAAGAATGATGAACAACCCTAACGCACTAGGGCTTGTCGCAGGTGGTCTTACTACCGCATTAACAGGAGACCCGCTTTATGGTTTAGGTCAGGGTTACAAAATGGCTAATCAAAAAGCTATGTCAAATATTTATCAAGATGTTCTTGCTAAGAACGGAGTTAAAGTAAATCCAGGAACATTGGGTGTAATTACAAACCACGATATGAACGCAATAATGACTCCGGAAATGAAAAAGATTTACTATGAATCTTTGGCAAATTGGAGAAATCAAAAGCTAATCAATGATAAAGAGTACAAAACTCAAAAACTCGAAATCGACAGACAAAATGCAGACTCGAGGGCAGTATCTGCAGGAGCTTCTGCAACAAGAGCTGAAAAATATAAAGGCGGAGCAGGTGGAAGCACAAAACCACAAGCACACCCTGATTGGAATAGTGATTTAGCAGGATTTCAACAATTCGCTACGGATCCAAACTTGATTGATAAATATGATGAAGCAAAAAGACGTTTCATCAATAAACATGGAGTAGACCCTGAGAAATATTTAAAGTAAAGGAAATTGATAAATGGGATTATATGATGATTTACTAGAGGAGCAGCCAATAGCTGCTCCTGTTAATAATACAATAAAAAGTACAGGATTATACGATGACTTATTAGTTGAGCAACCTAAACAAGAAAAAACATTTGCAGAAGCACACCCTTTTATAGCTTCATTACCTGAAGCCGGAAAACAATTAGGGTTGAGAGCTGCAAAGTCATTCCCTGAATTTGGAAAAGGTGTAAACGATTTAGTAGCGTTAGCCGGAGATAAAACCGGCTTAAAAGGTGTTGCAGATTTTGGGAGAAGTAATGCTCAATTCTGGCAAGAAGCTGCAGACAGTATACAAACGGATTCTAAATATCAGGGTTTACAGGGTTTAAAAAGTAAAGAAACATTTTTACCTACACTTGCCGGAGAAGTTGGCGGTCAGACCGCAAACTTACTATTTGCAGGTGGTGGCGGTGCTGCCGGTGCAAAAGCTGCCGCAGGATTGGGGCTTAAAGGTGCAGCAAAAGCAGGGTTAATTACTGCGGGAACTGCTATTCCAAACTTAGCACAAGAGGGGCAATATTTAGATAAAATTGAGCAATTTAAAGCTATTAACGGAAGATTGCCAAATGAAGAAGAATTAAAGACAATTCAAAACGTAGCACTAGGAGAAAAAGCGGTAAATACTGCACTTGAAACAGTATCAGACCGTTTATTGTTTGCTAAAATGTTCCCTGAGGGAGCTATTAAAAACAGAGCAATCAATGGACTCAAAGGATTAGGACAACAAGCAATCGCAGAAGCAGGTACAGAGGGTATGCAAGAAAGTGTATCTATTGGGGCTGAAAGTTTGCTAGGTATAAATCAGGGTAACAACCTTGAACGTCTTGGAGAAGCTATGGCATTAGGTGGCTTAACAGGTGGTGTTATCGGTGGTGTAACTTCTGCAGCTGCTCAACCTTATAATACACAATTCCCCGAAAACCAAACCCCTATAAATCCAATGGAAGCCGTTAAGAGTGTTTCTGCACAGATATTAGATAACGGCAAAGTTCTTTATAATTCTGCTGCGGATACATTAAACAATGCTATGAATCAGCCGGATTCTTTTGATGTTATGAGACAACTCTCTAATGAGGGGGCTTTTTCTCATACACAACATTTAGAACAGATTGCTCCGGATGTAGCACAAAAAGCAAAAGCTAAAAAAAGCAGAAAAAAGGTTTCTCCGGAGACTGTTATAAATGAGTCAACAGATGTAACAGCTCAAGACACAGGTATGCCAAACTTAATGACGAATGACGGGACAAACCTATATAACGTGCAAGAAAACGGAGAAAATCAAATTGTCGGAAACAATGAAGTAGAACAGATTGC